TCAGCTGTAAAGCTTCGCGATCTGGCCACCGTCCATTGACGACGGCGCCCACTCGACAGCTTCGAAAATCTCGTCCGTATCGAGCCGCGCCCAATACGGGTCATCCTGCTCGTCGTCGAGATCGGGATGCACGCGCCAGCGGAAATGCGCGACCTCGCCGTCGGCCGTGCGTCCGACATAGGTGACGTGCTCGTCGCGCGGCGGCTCCCCGCCGTACCGCGTGGCCAAGGCGAAATCTTCCGCAGGCGTCAGCATCAACGTCACGCTACCCATCGTCACACTCCTGCGGATTGACCGCCTGCCCTAAGTGAACGAAATGAGAACAAAAGAGTCAAGCGTGAGCGGAGTCAATGCCGGAGCCGTATTGGCCGAAACGGAAGGGAGCCTTCACGCTGTCGGACGCCGATCGGAACGACATGCTGATCCGCGTCCGCTGTCCCTATGACAAGCGCGAGCGCTGGTTCCTGCCGGCCGAGCTGCGGCAGGTGTACGGCGATATCGAGGTGGACGACCTCGTCTTCCCGCTCAAATGCACGCGGTGCGGCAGCCTATCCGAGGTGAAGGGCGAGGTCCCGCCAGCAGCTGAGCGGCAGAAAATCACGCTGCGGCGGCTGGTGGAGGTCCGCTACGTCCGGCGCGCCAAGTGGCGCGACGAGCCCTCGAAGTGACCGCTCTCTTGCAAAGCCTGAAAATGAAAAGCCGCCTCGGCTTGGATGCCGGGCGGCTCAAAAATCTTACACGTATTACGTACTTTTCTCTTGCACGTATTACGTGCCTATGCGATAGTCATTGCGTCGAAGCAATCACGCTTCGACAACGGACTAGGAGGAACCCATGACCGTCAAGGTCACCTTCCAAGTCCGGATCGGCAAATGGAGACTGACACTCTCCCTTAGCCGGTAACCCGGAGCCGGGTGGGGGTCCAAACCTCACCCGGTCCCGGATATAGCGGAAAGACGGTTGAAGTTCAATGTTCGATGATCTTTTCGGCCCCACTACGCTTGCAGAGCTGCGCAAGCTTCTCGGCGTCACCCAGCGCGAGATGGCCGACGCGATGGGCATGCCGTTCCGATCGTATCAGGATATCGAGAAAGGGCCGAATCCCGTTCGCCCGATCCATGTGAACGCCGCCGCGTTTGCCGCCATCAAATTCGCCGCGGCGGAGGGAGGCCCGAGCCTGCCTTACGAGCTCGGCCGGATCGTGAAGCAGGCCGCGAAGAAATGAAGCTCCCCGCAACTCGGCGGGGTTCGCTAGGCCTAGCATGATCAAGGCGGCGGCCGGCCGGTGATCCAGGTGTAGATGGCGGCGGCCCAGCCGCCGGCCGTGATCACCCCGCCGCCGATCCAGAGCAGCCAGCGGCCGAGCGTGCCCGCGCCGAGCGCTCGCTCGCGCAGCTGCACCACGGCATCGGTGACATCTTCGATCGCCTCGACCTTGCTCTTCGTGCTGAACACGTCGGCCTCGAGGTGCGTGGTTCGGATGACGAGCTGGTCGAGCCGCTGGTGAATGCCGGCGCGGCTGACATCCGCACGCTCAAGTCGTTTCTCGATCCCCTCAATCTTGGCGAGGAGGATGCCGAGCGTGCGCTCGACGTTGTTCTGTTCGGCGGGCATCTTCCCGTCACTTCCGGCAGCCGGCATCCTTCGCGCACTGCCTGTTGTGCGCGGCGACCTCTTCGGCGAAGGGCCGGTCGTTGGCGATGATGAAGCGCCGGGTTTCGGGGCCGGGCGTCATCCTCGCGTAGCCGGCGCCGTCACCGGCACGTCCCGTCTGACAGCCACTCGCCGCCAAGCAGAGCGCAGAGATCAGCGTCAGACATGTGAGCAATCTCGTCATCGGTCTCCATCCTTTCCTTGAGCTGGTCGAAATCCGCCTGGCGGTTTTCCGCCTGGGCGCGTTCGTAGCCGGCGCCGTCGCCGCGCCAGTGGCCGACGCCGTACATGATGCCGCCGGCGACCACGGCCGTGGCGCCCATCTTCACGACGTCGCCGATCGAGAGGGAGAACAGGCCGAACATCAGCGCCGCGCCCCCGTCTGGAACGCCTCGATCGACTTCGCCTCGCCCTTGCGCGCATTGAGGAAGATGGCGACGCCTACGACGGCGATGACGAGCATGCCAGCCGGCAGATACTCGCGGATCGGCTCGATCGTCTCCTTGGCGACACCGACGAACTCGAGCGCTCCACCCAGCGAGGCGGCAGCCAATCCCCAGACCGAGACGATCGGGCCGAGGATCTTGTTCCACCAGGCCGTCTTCGCCTCCGGCACGATCTCGCGCACCTCCACGGCCGAAGCGCCTTCGCGCTTCGGCGCCAGTTCCCGCGGCTTGGCGGCGTCGAGCGCGACGAGCAGCTGCCGGTCGATCTGCGCGACGAGCGGCAGGCCGTTGTCGTCGCGGAAGGCAAGCAGCGCCGCACGGGTCATCTTGCCGATCTTGCCGTCGATGCCGCCGACTTCGGTGTAGCCCAGCTCGAGCAGCCGCCGCTGCACGACCTCGACCGTCGCCTCGTCGGTCATCGGCTGCTCGGACACGGCGGTCACCGTGTTTGCACCGACATATCCGGCGAGCTTCAGCGCAGCCTCGAAGACGAGCGCCTCGCGGCCGATCTTCTCCGCCTTGTCGGTGCCGTTGACGACGGCGCGGGCCTTGATGAACTCGCGCAGATCGGCGTCGTCATCCTCGTCGATGCCGTCGAGGAACGCGCCGAGTGCCTTGCCGGTCCACCAGCCTTCGCGGTTGCCTATGAAGAGCGATAGCGCCGAGATCAGCGGATCGCCGCGCAGGTCCGGCTTCTTGACCAGGTCGATGCCGAGGCCGAACAGTTCGTTCAGCCGGCGGGTCGCCACACCGGCGTTGCGCCGGCCGGTGTTCTGGACGTGACCCTCGCCGCGGAACCGGTACCCGTCGCCCTTCTGCGTGTTGCCGAGGACCTTGCCGATTTTCGTCCCCGGCTCGTATTTGTCGAAATAGCTCTTCTGGCCCCGCTCCTTGATCGGCTGCATGGTCGCGGCCGTCTCGTGGAAAGCGGTGGCCAGGTCGTAAGCCAGCTCGTCGAGCGGCATGCCGGGCAGGTATTTCTCCTGCACCGCGAGCAGATGCTCCGTGCCGTCGACCGCGCCCTGTGGCAGGGTACGGCCGAACAGCTTCGCAGCGCGCAGCGCCGCGAAAAACTTCGCGCGATCCATAACGTCTCTCCGATTTGAGGATTGCTTGCTTGCAGGCCCGTCAGTCTGCCCAGTTGATCGCCGGCAGTTCAGTCAGGAAGTCCTCGACCGTCGGAACGGCGCGCTCCTGATTTTGCACCTTGGCAAGCTCGGCCAGCGCGTAGGCCCATACACTGTCGCGCCAAGCGATGAACGCCGCGGCTTCGTCGGCCCAACCCGCTATCGAGCTGCCGGCGTATGTCGAGATCGATAGCGCGCTGTCGTAGCCGCGCGCCTGAGCCGCACCGTCGAGGTGCTGCTGGATGGCGAATGTATATTCGCGCTCTTCCGGAATCCGGTTGGCCCAGGCGGCATCGCGAGCCTCAAGCTCCGCGATGCGCTCGGCGCTCAGCGGGACCTCGACGCCGTTCACCACTTCGGTTGTGTAGGTCATCCCAATTCTCCGCGCAGGGTAAGAGAACCGCCAGCCATGTTTCCGGAGGAGCACTGGACCCGAAGGGCGCTCATGGCCGATGCCCATTCGCTCCGGTTCGAGATCAATGTGACCCAGTTGGACGCCGACGCGTTCAGCATGGACGAGTGCGTTTTGACGAAGCTCGTCCGCGCCTGGTTCCACTCCTCGATCTCAAGCGCGAAGCAACAGCCCTCGGTGGACACGTTGCCGATGCCCGACACATTGAGCAGGACTGAACTGCGCGACCCGGAGAATGCCTGTGGGCTGGATGCGTTGCCCGCGATGTAGGCATAGGAGTAGTCCGACCCGGTGGTCAGCCACGACGATCCGTTGTTCGTCGAGAAGTGACATTCGACATTGACACCGTCCGTCGCCGGCAGAACGAAGCCGCTCAACCACAGCCTTCGGAAGGCGCTCAGGTTGGTCCATGTAACCACAGGCGTACTACTCAGCGGCACCAAGGGACCGATCTGAATGACACCGCTCGCCTTGTCGGCGATCGACACCCAGGTCGATCCATTCGACATCAGGATCACCATGGCGCCCGGCGTGTAGAGCGTTGAGGCGCCGGTGATGATGACGCGATTGTTGGTGGTGTCGGACTTGAGCACCCCGACCTTGAACCCGTTGCCGACGGTGGCAGCGGAAGGCAGCGTGAAGGTGATCGTGCCGCCGGAAGCATCCGTCAGGAACAGGACGCCGTTGTCCGTGGCCAGGATCGTGTAGTCGCCGGTTTTCGGGACCGTCATGCCCAGCAGCGCGCCGACGTTGACCTGCGCTTGCGCCTGCGCCGAATTCGCGAGCGCCTGCGCCGCGTCGTGCCGGACAAACAAGCCGGCCAGAAGCGTCTTGAGCTGAGCGATCGTCGTCTTCTTCGGTGCGTTCGACACGGCACTGTCCGCAATCACGATCGCGTCTGCGTCAACCGGGGTCACTTTGCCGCCGTAGCCAGCGATCGCCGGCCCCAGCCCGGCCTTCAGGTTCGCATAGGTATGGGTCTTGATGGCGTCGGAATCTGCCGAATCCTGGATAACGACCTTGTCGGCATCGACGAGCGTCGTCTTCGCGCCCGCCACGGAAATGCTGCCGGCCGCCCCGGTGCGATAAAACACGACAACGACCAGGTCGGCATTGGCCAGGGCGCCGTTCTGCGTCCGCGGCGAGACAGGCACCTTGCGGTAGCCGGTGCCGTCAACGACCGCGCCCGTGACGATGAACTCGCGGTAAACGTCAGGATCATTGAGCTTCTGGATGAACAGCGTGCCCTTGTTCGCAGGATCGCTGCTGTCGTCCAGTCCATCCAGCCAGGCCGTTGCGGTGCCTCCCGCACCGTCGGTATTGTCGAAAAAGAGCTGGGTGATCGACCCGAACGTCGCGTGGTTGAAACGCAGGATGCCGGCGCCTGGATCGCTGTCGGTGGTGGTTGTCGAAAAGGCATAGCGCCGGCCCGACGTGAAGCCGTCGAACACCCCATAGGTCAGGCTGTTCCACGCTGTTACCCCATCGCCGAGCTTGTAGCGCAGCGTGTCGGTCTCGAACCCCATCTCGCCGAGCGCGAGCACCGGGTTGTTGCTTGACCAGTCGGCCGCTGTGTCGCGCCGCAGCTGGATTTGAACAGCCATCGTCGATCACGCCTTTCGGGCGTGCCTCTTGCGTTGAAGAAAGATCAGCTTGCGGTCGCGTCGCCGCCGTCGATCGGCGTCGTCCCGCCATAGGTGCTCGCGGCGTTGCCGCCGTCGAGGTTCATGAGGAATGCCGCGGTGACGATCGGCGTGGGCGAGCCCCAGGCGCCGACCGTCTTGGGGCCGTAGATGTCGAACAGCACCCGGTCAATGAAGAAGTCGCCGTCGCTGCCCTGCCCGGCGTTTGGCGGGGTCGTTCCAAAGAGGATCGTCTGCCCCGAGACGCCTGCGACGTTGATGATCCAATCGGCATGCGTGCCGGCGCCGCTGGTCAGGTCGACGGCGACCTGCAGCGTCGCCCCCGAATAGGAGGTGATCTCGCCTTCCATGAAGTTTTCGACGTTCGCGGCCGAGGAAATGCGCAGCCGGGCGCCGACACCCCACCCGCGGTCAGCCTGCACGATCGTGAACGTCTTGGCGCCGGTCCCGATGGCGACGGAAGAAGTCGACGTTCCGACGACATCCGACGCGCCGGGAGCGCCCGGCACGCCCACGCCGGCCGGGCCGCGCCATGGAAACGGCCCGCTCCAATCGGCTAGGATATCGCTGGCCTTGCGGTAGAAGACCGGGTTCTCCGGATCGTCCACGACCGCGTAGCGGAAACCCTCTTCCTCGGCGTCGAAGGCGACGCGGCCGGCAAGGCTGCCCTCTGCCTCGGCGCCGAAGGCGAAGCCGACGTTGCGGGCGAGAATTTCCGAATAGAGCGTCGCGATGCGCAGGTTCGAGGCCTGCTCGGACGGCAACAGGCCAATGTCGTACACGACGCCGGTGAACGTGGCGGTCGCCGGCCGACGCAGCGTCAGCGCCGTGTCGCTCTCGACCGAGGCGATCGGGAACGCCTTGTCGCCAACGAAGAGCACGCCGCCTGCGACGCCGAACAGGGACCAGGCAGTGCCCGTGCCGGTCACGCTTGCGGAGCCGTTCGCCACCGTGACGGTGCCGTCCGAATAGTATTCGCTGAACATATGTCAGGTCTCTAGCTTTGCGGGACGCCCAGCACGACGTATCGGACGCCTTGGAAGAGGCCCCAGACGGTGCCCGGCGGTCCGTAAGGGTCGCTCCAGAACCGGAAGGCGCCCTCACTGTAGGAAACCGGTCTGTCGAAGTAGTTGACGAAGGTGAGCAGCCCCGCCTGCACTTTCGTGTAGCAGGTGAAGCCGCTGAAGCCGCTGAAGCCACCGGGTGGTCCGAAGGAGCCATCGATAACGAACTGCGTGGCGCCTTCGAAGTTGGCGAACTCCATCGGCAGGTACCAGTTGACCAGCACGAGCGGGATGTAGCCGGGCGACGTGAACGACGCCGTCGCCGTGCGCTGTCCGGCAAGGATGCCGGTCGGGATCGCTCCAGAGAACGCAGCCTTCGGCACGAAGCCGGCGGCGATGATCGGCATCGTCTGCCAGCGCGAGTCGATCAGGATGTCGGCAAAGTTCGGCGACGTTGACGCGCCAGGCCGGCGTATCTGGAAATGGCCGCCGCCGATCCGCGTGAGCACCGGTCCGCTTCCGGACGTCGTGCCGGCAGTGTCTTCCGCCACCACATAGTAGGTCACCAGGATCGGCCGGCCGGCACGTTCCCGGAACTGTATCTGGTTGGCGCTCAGAAACCGGAACTGGCACCGATATTCCTCGACGTCGGAACCTGCGTAGCCTGTTTCGACCGTCATCGGCAGCAGGACGTCGAAGCCGTTCGGGCTGAACTGGCCCCCGACGAAGCAGGTCGACGGTACGTTGTTCGGCAGCGTGATCGTGTTGGTGGCGAACGCGCCGAGGAAGAACCGGCCTGCCGCGATCACCTTGGCGGGCCGAAGGTTCTCGCGCAGGATGAAGTTGTTCGGGTTGTTGTCCGTGACAGCATAGCCCGGGCGCGGGACCCTGATCTGCGAGCCGGTGATGAACACCCGCGACAGCGAGCCGACGCCGGTAGGAAATTCCGAGACGTTGTTCTCCGAATGGAACTGCCAGAGCATGTACCGGGTCTCGACCGGCGTCGGCGCCAGCTCGGTCAGGCGCCACGTGCTCATCTTCTGAACCGACTCGACTTTCGCCGGCGTGACGGAGCCGCGGTGCGATGTTGCCTGCACGAACAGGCCTTCGCCCCCGGGCGCGTGGCGGAAGGCGCTTTGCATGTCCCACCAGTCAGCTTCGAAGCGGGCCATGCTCGAAATCATCGGATAGTAGGACACCGTTGCCGCGTCGGCGTTGATGCCGAGCGCGTAGCCGAGATCGCCGCTTTCGCTGTCGAACGCGAACTTCTCGTATTCGGCGCGCGGCGTCGACGCCGGGTCGTGCGCCGCGTCCTTCATCACCCGCATCGCGTGGCCGCCCGGCGACGCGCCGAAATAGAGCCTGCTTGCCATCAGAACGTCAGGTCGATCGTGCCGGTGCTCATGTCGATGAAGCTGGTGCCGGCGACATTCTGCAACCGGGCAGCGGTGATCGTCTGCGCCCGCATGGAGGCCAGTGTCATCTGGCCGCTCTGGAACACGATCGGCGTGCCGTTGACGGTGCCGTCCGTCACGATGAACCTGTCGGCCAGGACGGCCACAACGCCCTCGATATTGCCGCCGCCGACGTCCACCGCCTGGATGAGCAGCCCGCTTTCGACGAAGTCGTCGTCGTCGGTGACGCGCACCATGACCTCGATCGAGGCGAGCACGCCGTCAGGCGGCGGAATCTGCGCCCGGAACGAAATACGCCCGCCCGCGGCCAGATTGTCGACGTTGACCTGCACGCCCACGATTGCCGTCGCCAGCGCGCCGAGTTCGCTGTCCACGACCGCCTGGAAGTCCAGAAACGCAGCCGCGAACTTGTCGGCGGTGCGCGTGACGGCGGACAACCCCTGCCTGTTGCGCCCCTCGCCGAGCGCCTGCGACCGCGCCAGCTCCTCGAGGAACGGCACGATCTCCAAATCGTACCGCCGCGCCATCCGCTCCAGCGCGTTCCGGATGTCAGCCTGCAAATTGGCAAGCGTCACCAGGATATCGGCGGTGGCCGCGTCGGGCGTGGTGATTTCAAAGGTCGGTGACCATGGCCGCACGCCCGTTGCCGTGACCAGTCGGTAATGCGCCGCGTAGGTCCGGTCCGAGAAGATGCCGTTGGCCAGGTCGACCACGGTCTGATCGTCCGGCACGCGCACGATCGGCAGCTTCGCCGTCGGATCGTCGACCGGCCAATACTCGAGATCGACGAAGATGACCGTCGCGTCGTCGATCGGGTCCCACGATGCGCGGATGCAGGGGAACTGCTTGCCGTCCGATTGTAGGATGCGCGGGGCGAGAACGAAGTTGTCGAGCTCGGTCTGATAGTCCGGCGCGCCCTGCCCCACGGCATCGGGCGGCAGCGTCTCGTAGGCGGTCGGGTCGAATATCCCCGCCGACACCTCCTGAAGCGTCACATAGACGTTGCGCGTGCCCTTGCTGCCGAGGGAGCCGAGCTGCTTCGACAGGATGAGGAACGTCTTCGTCCAGTTGTTACGTGCCGACTGCCAGGTGATCCATTCGCCAGGCTTTCGCTCCAGGCACCTCGGGTGCAGGCAGATGGAGGCGTTGGCCTGGTAGCGCGATGCGCGCAAGGCAATGTCGTTGAGGCGGTCGGCGTTGGCCGGATAGATGACCGCGCCATAGGCGACCGAGACGGCCAGCGTCTCGCCGTCCGCCGCAAGCGCGGTATCGTCGACGCGCGTAGCGAGCGGCGCGGCCTCATAGAACTTTTCGGGCTCCATGTACGAGCCGGCGACCGTGTTGACGAGCTGGTCCGTCGGCCGGAACTTCGAACAGCGGTATGGCTCTCCCGGCATGATGTCGTCGTCGGTGATCGTCGCGACCGAGGACTGAGCCGCGCCGACGATCGGATATTCCTCGCCGACCTTCTCCACCCACGAGGCGGCGCAGGCTTCGAGCAGCGGCTGAAGATTTGCGTCGTGCGTCACGCCTGCTCCGGACGAGACGATGCACGACGCTCTGTAGCGCGCTGCGCCGCCGACCAGCTCGTCGCAGATATTCGCGCCGAGGGTCCACCGCGCGATCGGCAGGCGCGAGGCGTCGACCCGCTTCCCGACCATCAATTGCGATCCGTTGAACAGCCCGCGCTCCAGCGCATAGGCCATCAGGATCGGGTTCTCGAAATTGCCCGACCAGGTGGCCTGACTGCTCCAGCGATCGTCGCCGTCGCCTCCGGCAGTGTCGTCCTTGCGCCAGTCGTAGAGCAGCGGTCCCTCGACCTCGAAAAACACCTCTGCCGGGGACGGCAGGTGGTCGCGCGTGAGGAAGCTGGTGACGATCGCATAGGCGACCCCCGCCCCCCGGTGGGCGGCCGTCCAGCGGCCGGGAGGGTTGGCACGCGCGACAAGGCCGTTGTCCGCGGCCTGATCCATCGTGCCGATATGCACCTTGACCCAGATATCGGCCTCGATGCCCTGCACCTTGAAGCCGATTTCGTGACTTTCCTCGCCGCCGAGCGTCCGCCAGGCACCGTCGATCCGAACGCGGGTGACGCCCTGAATCCGGAAGTGCGACAGGACATAGACGTCCTGCACGATCCGGTTGCCCTGCTCCGGCGGGTAAGCATTCCGGTAGATGTGGTGCCCGTCGGTGCCGACACGGCCGAGGATCACTGTCCGCGGCTGTGTCTCGCCATAGACGGTCCCGATCTGCGACGCTTGGGGCGTAGGCTGCTCAGCCGGCTGCGATGCGCTCTTTTTGCTGAGCGCCTTTTGCGCAACTGCTGCCGCGATGCCGATACCCACCTTGACCACGGTGGCAGCGAGCGAGCCACCAGTCAGGAACGTCGCAATGCCGGCAAGCGTCCCGCCGATCGATGCGAAGATGCCAAAGATCGGCATCTGCTACCGACCGACCTTGAACGCGGTCTTCACGGCCGTGACCTCGAAATGACGCACCTCGGCGCGATCGATGCGCGTCCCTTCGCCGAACAGCGTCTTCACCACGAAGCCTCCGGCGTCGAAGACGCCGCAGGACATCAGCCCCTCGCGTTCGATGACGCCGACGTCACCCCGCTGAGCCGATAGGCGCCCTACGGTCGGAAGGACCGATGCCAGCGCTTCCTCGACCGTGGTGAAACCGTGCTTCGCGAAAAGCCTGTAGCCGGCCGCCTCGGTCCTGTAGCGCCGCAGCTTGGGCAGGATCGGCGCGCCGGTCACCGCCTCGATCGCGTCCATGTCGAGCATCCAGCAGTCGGACACGCCCCACGCGCCGGGCAGCGCGATATGCTTCTCGATCGCCGCGGCGAGGCGACGATCCCAATCAGGCAGCCGCATCGTCTCAGCCCAGAGTGATCGGGAAGGTTTCGAACGGCACCTTCGCCGCGTGCTCGAAAAACATGTCGCCGGGCGACACGAGCTGCTGATCCTCGTGCGAGGCCATGCGGTAGCCGTCGCGGTGGTTGTCGAGCGCCCGCGTCTCGACATTGGCGACGAGCCGCATCGTCCCGCTTTCGACCACATGGTCGATCGTGTCGATGCGGCCCTCGTAGTTCCATTCGACGTGCAGCAGCTCGCGCGTGTCGGGATGGAAGTAGGCGTCGCCGATCAGGACGGTGCGGCCCTTGTATTCCTCGCTCTCGATGTTCGCGAGCATGTCCGGCGTCAGCCCGAAGTCGGCACTCGCCGGCATCTCGATCGTGATGGGGGCTGCCGCGGTACCGAGGCCGGCGGCGATGTCCTGGACAGAGATCAGGCTGTTCGGCTTGTAGGTGACGCCCTCGTGTTCGAAATAGTCCGGGCCGTTCCAAACACCTTTCGTGCCGCCGCCGAAACGGAACTGGATCAGGCCGCGCACCGCGAAGCGTCCTTCGTCGATCAGCGTCTGCAGCTCGCTGGGAAAGGTCATTTCGGCACCTGGAACAGCGTGAAGGAGGCAACGGGCAACGGCTCGTCCGGCATGTCGAACGAGCCCGGCAGCATCCGCATGTTGGCGATGATGTCTTTGAAGCGGACCACGGCGCCCGTCTGGATGAACGACGGCGCGGGCATGTTGAGCGTAAGGCTGATGGCGTTGCCCGACGACGTGCCGCCCACGTTGACGCGGGCCATCCAGTTGTAGTCGCCCGTCGTGAACGAGATGAGATCGCCTGGCGAAAGCACAAGGCCGTTGTCGACGCTGTTGACCGTGACGTCGTAGCCCGATTTCGAGGCAAGCGCGCCGTTGTTGCCGAGCACCGATGCGCCCGCGTCGCCCCAATAAGCCTTCGGCACGCACATCCGAGGCGTGTAGTGCACTGTGATGAGACCGCCCCGGCAAGCGTCCCGGAAGGCCTCGACCTGGAGGCGCTGCGACGCCCGTAGCGGCTTCGTGCGCATATCCTGCCGCCAGAACGGATCGCCATACTCCACGACCGCCACGACGTTGCCGGCGCCGGACACGGATATCTGATCGACGACTTCCGGAAACGTGATCTGGAAGGCGACGTCGGGCAGGCTGACGGCCATCAGAGCGCACCGCGTCGCATGAGATCGGGAATGTCGGCGGCGAGCCGAGCCTTGCGCCCGCGATCGTATTCGGTCAGCGCGCGCTTGATCTCTTCGCCGACGCCGAGCTGCGCGCCGCGCGCGTCGATGTGGTAGACTGTCGGCGACGCGTTGCCGCCGCGTCCGTTGCCGCGGCCGAACCCCTTCGGCAGGACGATCTCACCCTTCTGCACAATGGCAGGCACCTCGTCGGGCCGCAGCCCTATGGCGGCGCCGGTATGCATGCGCTTGGCGCCAGCGAAGGCCGCAGGGTTGACGCTGCGGGTAGTGCCGCCCTGACCGACCACGCCGCCCTGGTGCAGGATGCTCGACAGCAGCTTGCCGAAGATGCCGCCGCCGTTCTTGCCGCCCCCGCCGAACAGATCGTCGAGCGCCCACTCGAGCAGCCGGTCCCCGACCTTGCCGAGAGCATTGGACAGAGCCTCGGCTGCGCTGGTCCCCTCTCGCAAATCGGATATGAAGCCCCCGAAAACGTCGCGGCCGAGATCGTTGAGTTCTTGGGCAGCGTCCCGCACCCTTTCCTGCTTCTCAGCCAGTTTCTCGGCTTCTACTGACGCCAGCGCATAGCCCGTCGCGAGATCGTCGATCTTGCCGCGCAGCTCCGGCGTGAGCGAGATGCCTGCCCTCTCGGCCGCAGTGAGAAGATCTTGCTTGGCACGCGCCTTTTCCAGAGCGAAGCCGTAGTCGCTGACCAACGGATTGAGGCTTGCCATGGCGGCGGTTTCTGCCTGGATCGCGGCCGTACGCTCTTGGATTTGGCGAATTTCGCGCTGAAGATCATCCTCCCGTTTGCGCTTACCGTTTGCCGAGCCCGATCCGGAGACGGGATAGTCGGCAAGGCTGACCCGCTTAATTACCGAGTTCGGGTCCGTGGCATCGACTTCCGCCGGCTTCCGATCAGAGCGCGGTGTGCTGTATGATGTTCCGGCAAAGGCAGTGTCGATACGCTCCTGAATTCGACGCGGACCGATGTAGGGATTGCCTCCGATCTGATCGAGGCCGGTCATCTTGCCGAGATCGGCCGACATCTGGACGATCCGGTCGATGATATCGCCGAGGAATCGATAGAAGTCGCCGGCCGGACCATCCACCAGCCATGTGAACATCTCACCAAGCTCTTGAATGGCGGGGATAAGCGTCTTCTCGATGATGTTGCCAAGCGCGCGGGTCGCATCGGTCTGATCATCGAATCTGGTCGCTGTATCGATCAACACATTCTGCAGGCGAACGAACTGGCCGGAGAGTGTAGTCTCCGCTCCGGCAACCTTATCCTCCAACGTGGTTGCACCCGCCCCGAAAGCCCGGAAGAATGCCTCGGAGGAAACCTTGCCGTCGACGACGAGCGTTCGCAGCTTCGCCACGCTGCCGGCAGCATCCTCCAATCCGGCCGCCGCCGCCTGCGCGATCGTCGGGGCGCCTTCCAGGATCGAATTGAACTCTTCCGCCCTAACGACGCCGCCACCCAACGCCTGGGACAGCTGCATCAGCGCTCCGCTCGCTGCACTAGCGTCGGTTCCACCGACGCGCAGCGCGAGCGCCACATTGTTCACGAACTTGACGAGATCGGACGATGTGACGCCGAGCTCTTTCTGTGTCAGCGAAAGCTTGGAATATAGCCCGACTAGGCTCTCGACCGGAACAGCGTTCTTCTGCGCCGCGGCGAAGAGGCGATCATAGACATTTCGCATCTCGTCGCCTTCGAGACCGATGACCTTGAGCGCGTTGCGGATGCGCGTGGCCGAATCCAGCAGCTGCTGGACACCCGAACCGGCCAAACCGCCGGAGAACGCGACGGCAAAGCTTCGGCTGAGACCGGCGAAGCTGGTCGCAATGGCCTTGTTCGACCGCGCGAACTGATTCTCGATCGCGCGCGTGCGGGCAACAGTTACGCCCTGTGCCTTCTGCATCGCCCGCTCATAGCCCTTGATGTCGGCAGCAAGCTGGACGACAAGTCGCTCAAGATCAGTTGCCATTCGGGAGACATCCTTGGTGAAATACGTGCTGATGATCGCCGTGCTCGCGGCAACTCTGTCGGCTGCTGCCGAGACCTATCGCCTGGTTCATGCGGTCGGTAACTCGGAGCGCGTAGTGGCCAAAGGGCTATCTAAAAGCGAATGTGAGGCCCTGAAGCGTGACCACGTGAAGATCGCTGAAGCGCTCGGTGTTCACAGTGAGAGCCTCGGCATCGGATCGATAACCTGTCTCCCAGACAGCCTGTTCGGGGACGGCTAGCCCCTCACCCACTCCCACAACTCGTCAATCTCTTCGGCCGTCAGGCTTTCACTGTCGTCCGACATGCCGTCGAACATCGCGAAAAACTGCCACATCGACATTTGATCGACCTGCTGCGGCGTCATGTTCAGACGTCCGCAAGCTCCGTAGATGGCTCCGAACCGGAACTTCCCGTTGGGGAGGTCATCGATCCGCCGGCCGGAGCTCCGTCTTTTTTTGAGGCGTCCTCGTCGGGCGCCCCGATGCATGCCGCCGCCAGCACTGCCTGCGCTGTTTGGAGGCTTTCCATGGGCGGCCGCGCCTCGACATAGCCGCGGACGAGCTTCAGTGCTGGGACGGGCTCCATGCCGCCGCCGATCAGCCCGAGCCGAATGACGTTGCTGATATCCTCAATCTTCCAGTCGCCGCGGTAGAGCCTCTGCAGAACGGTGTAGGGGCCCGCGTCGCACTTCTCCTGGAGCTCGGACAACTGCCCCCAAGCAAGCCTGAAGGTATGGCTACCGCTCGCCCAGTCGAGCGTGATCTTGGCGTCCCGGCTCATGTTAGGCGACCACCTTCACCATGGCGCCATCAGACTGCATTGAGATGTTGGCCGTGGCCCGCTGGCCGTTGTTCGCCCCGATCTCGACGCTCTCGACATGCATCGCCCCGGTATAGGTGATCGTCTTCGCCGGGAATTCGATCTCGATCTTGGCCGGGACGGAATCGACGCTGTGCCAGGCGTCGAGCCAGTCCTCGACGCTCTCCGAGGCCAGCACCCCCTCCCCGCTCACCGACATCGACAGCGAGACCGCGTCTCGGCCGAGCCAGTCGACGGCGTCAGGATCGGCGCAGTCCGGGATCGAGAACTCGTTCAGCGCCTTCGACAGCGTCAGCGAGCGCGAGGTGAAGCCGCACGGCGACGCGTAGGCGCCGCCGCCGGCGAGGTCGAGAAGCACGCGGACTTTGCCGCCCTTGATCGTGGTAGGCTGCGCCATTTCGGTTTCTCCTGTTGGAAGGGCGTCAGGGTTGTTCCGCGAACGCTTCGAACGTCAGCGCGGCATGCGAAGTGAGCCCGTCGGGATCGCGGAAGGTCCGCGTCACGCGGTGCTCGAAATAGACGAGCGCATTTTCATTGAGCGCGAACTGGTCGCCGACGAGTGCGCTGCGCACCGTATCGGCCAGACGCTTCGCCTCCGTCGAACCGACCGCCCGCGACCAGCAGTCGATCTGCAGCGTGATCTCGAAGCCCTTGAGGGTCGCCGTTCCATCGCCGCCGGCGGTGACATCGTCGCTCAGCTCTTCCGTCGGGCCGAGCGACACATACGGAAACTGAGCCCCCTCCGGCACGGAATCGAAGACGCGATCCTCGACGATCGCGGCGACGAAGGCATCGGCCTTCAGCCGCGCGACGATGGCGACCTGCAGCTCGAAATCGGGAGAGCTCATCGCGACTGCGCCACCTTCTTCGCCGCCTTCGTCTGCGACCGCCGGATCCTCGATTTCGTCCGCTTCCGCAGCGCCCGGTAGCTCGGAAAGAAGAACGGCTGCGCCGCGCTCTTCGTCGTGCCGAACTCGACCCAGCGTGCATAGAACGCCTTGTCGTCGCCCGCGAAGATCGTGATCAGCAGCCCGGCCTCCTGCGTCGCGCGCTGCCGCGCCGTGCGCTTCACCTTGCCGAGCACGATGGCGCCTTTCGGCGGATCGCCCCACGTCCAGCCGATGCTGCTGCGTAGGGCGCCCTGGTCGACCGGCACGAGGTTGCGCGCCATGGCGACGATCTCGTCGGCGCTTTGCTCCATGGCCTTCTGCATCTCGGCCACGGCGACCTTGGGCAGCGCCGCCAGCTTCTGCTTGAGCGCCTCGACGCCCTTGAGCTTTGCCTTCACGCGGCGACGCCCTTCTCGACCTGCAGATAGACGAATTCCCGGTCGGTCACCGCGTCCACCAGGCGGATCGCGTATTCGGTCGAGCGCCGCACGTCCCGCATGCGCCAGTCCGTGGTGAGCGAGCGCGAGGCAATCGATGATCGGACATAGACGCCGATCAGGTTCCGTCCCTCGAGGCGCGCCGCCTGCACGCTCTCCGAGCCGCCCTGATGGCGGAACTCGGCCGAGCACTCGAACTGCTGCCGCCACTCGCCGCGCGTATTGCCGGCACCGTCGTCGATCGGCACCCGGTCGTCGAACGCGACGCGCTCAGTCAGGCTGCCGGCTGCCGGCCGCTTCGCCATCGTGCTTGCCCGTCCGCTTGATCCTGACGGCCTTCCCGGCCGCCACCGCGCGCGACGCGCATTCGCGCGTCACGTTCTTCTCCTGCCCCGCCACATACGCGAGCGTCACCGCCGCCTTCGGCTTGAAGTCGAAATCGGCGGTGAACCGGATCCAGGGCATCAGAGCGCGACGCCGGACGCCTTGATCGCGATGTCGAGCACCGAAGCGCTGGTCGCGATGCCGAGGATGCAGGAATATTCGCCCGACCCGACATCCGCGACCGGACACATGCCGCCGGGCGTGTCCGACATGTAGTAGGTGACGCCGGCGGTGAGCGTGCCGCCGATCGTGACCGGCCCGGCCCGCGCGATCATCAGCGGCTGGTTCGCTGCCGCATTGTTCAGCGCCACGCCGCGCGGCGTGCGCGCGATCGCCGTGCCGGAATTGCTGTCGGCGAGCTGATACTTGCCGTTCGCATCGCGATACACCCATTGCCCGGCCGTTACGGCCGCGCCGGCAATCCCCTGCTCGACGGTTGCGCCGGCGCCCTTCACGACGTTCGCGGCGGTGATCGAAATGTCAGCCATGGGAAGTCTCCTTAGAGTTGGAAGCGGACGTAAGGACGGACGAGCACATCGAAGAGCGGCTGCACGGTCTCGCGGCTCGCCGGGTCGTAATGCATCTTCACGTGCGTCAGCACCGCCACCTTCAGCGCGGGCGGGACGTCGTCGGTGCTCGCGCCGTAGCCGGCGACGAAGGTGACGCTCACCGCGTCCGCGCGCGAATAGGACGATGGCCAGGACTGATCCGGCTTCAGCGCCACATATGGCCCGCCGGAATCGGTCAGCATCTGCCAATGGGAGGAAGCCAGCGGCTGCTGGACGTTGTTCTGATCGAAGTAGGCGACCGTCGGATCGCTCAGGACGGGCACCAGCGGCAGCCGCAGCGGCTTGCAGCTGAAGCCGCCAAAATCCTGCCGCCAGGTCTGGTTGATGAGCGCCCGTCCGAGAATTCCGCCGTAGCCGTCGAGATGGTCGACGGCCGCATCGATCAGCGCCTGGATGATGACGTCGTCATCATCGAAGTCGGCACGCAGGTGCTGCTTTGCAGCCTCCAGCGTGACGACCGGCGCCGCCGGCGGAATGGTTCGGACGGGCGCAAGCATCGCTCAGGCTTCGACCAGGAAGTGGAACGTGCCGACCTTGGCGTTGCCGCCCTGGGCGAGAACGATCTTGATGCGGTCGCTCGCCAGCGCGATCTTGTCCTGCACGGCCGTGCCGCCGGCGGCGAACAGCGCGGCGGTACCGGCCGCGTCCGCCGTCGCCACGCGCGGATTGGCGATGAACGCCGCGCTGACGTTGGTGCGCGCGACCAGCGATTGTCCGGTCGCCTCGGACGTGATCGTCACGTCGACGGTGTTCTCGAACGGCGTCGAGCCGTGCGGCACATAGTGGACGGCAAAGAGCTTGCCGGCCAGCCGCGGCGTATAGGCTGTCGCCGAGCCGTCGGCCGCCGTCGTGACGTTGACCTTGAAACGCTTCATCATGGGGTTTTCTCCGATGTTGCGGCGCGCGAGGCGCGCGCCTGTGTCGGACGCAGGCTCGGCGCTTACCGCTTGCCCTTGCCCTTCCTTGCGGCCTTGTTCGCCGGAGCGGCGCCTTCGGCCTTGTTCTGCGGAGCGGCAGGCTCGGCCTTGGCGGCCGGCTCTTCCTTGAGCACACGCGGCACGAGGTGCCCGAGCTCCTTCTCCGTGCCTTCCCGGAACTCGCCGGGTTCGTAGTAGCGATCGCCAAGGTGGCGCCGCAGCACGCGGTATCGCTTGTTCTCCGCCATGATGACTTCTCCTTTTCGCGGATCGGCTCATAGAGGGAGCGGCGAGGCCGCCGCTCCCCTTGATCAGCCGATCGCTCAGGCGGCGAGCGCGGTAGCGAAGTCGCCGGTGATGAAGGCTTCCGGCCGATAGACGGCCAGAGCGATCCGCTCCTCGGCGAGCAGCGTCACCAGGTTCTTGATGAAGTCGTCGTTCACGTAGCCTGCCTCGACGCGGGCTTCCCAGCGGTCGAAGAGCTGCGCGCCGAGCTTGAACGCGCCGGTCAGGAACTCGCCGACGCTCATTGCCTGCGTGTCGACGACCGGCAGGCCCCACAGCGTCTTCATCAGCGATCCTTGCGGGTTGCCGATGATGTAGCGGCCGTTACTGTCCTTCAGCGTCTCGATCTCGGCCCAGTCGGTCGGGTGCAGCACGTGGCCCGTCGCCGGATACTCGGCGAGTGCTGCCTGCAGCATGGCGAGCCGCAGCACGTCGATCTTGTTCAGATCGGCGAGCGCCAGCGGTGCTGCATAGGCCGTCGCTTGGGTGACGATGCCGTTCAGGTTCTGGCCGGTATTGTCGCCGTTGAGCAGCTGCGCCTCTTCGACATAGGCGAGGCCGTAGAGCAGGCGCTGGTCGATTGTCGAGCGGAGCTGCGCGATATCGGACAGCACCTGGCGCGAGGCCTTCATCCAGTGCGCGATCACCTTGGCCGAGGTGGTCATCAGATCGAACTTCAGGTCGGATTCCGGCTTGGCCGCGGCTTCGGCGACGGGCGCCGCGCTATTGGTGAACCCGGTCTCCTTCACATACTCGATCGAGTTGCCGTCCATCTGCCCGGGCGAGATGAGGTCGCGCACCGTCAGCCGGCGCTGCGGCAGCGGCAGGATGCCGGGAAGCCGCGTCGCGTTGATCGCATCGCCGACGGAGCCCGCCGAATCGGTCGTCGCGGACGTCAGCGTCGCCTTGATCTTCAGGTCGGCGCCGCGGGCGTTCTTCGAGAAGCCACTGGCCTGCCAGGCCTTGAAGCCCTCGCTCTCGACATACTGCTCGCCGAACGACTTCGGCTTGTCGTCTTCGGCTTTGGTGCTGCGCGCGAGCTTCTGCTCGATCTCGGTCACCTGCGCCTGCAGGCCGTTCATCTTGATCAGGGCCTCGTCGGCTTTCGCCTTCTCGCCCTCGGCCATGTCGATGCCCTTCTTGGCATCGGCAACGGCCTTCTCGGCGATCTGCTTCACCTCGTCGAAGGACTTCTTGAACTTCTCCGTCACCTCCTTCGCCAGAGCCTCGATGTCGACGCCCTGGTCGTTCGGCTTGTCGAAGAGGATCCTGGGCCCGATGCCCGAGGCAAGACGCGCGATGCCGCCGGCTGCGACGGCAGCGAAAGGTGCGAGCGATGCAAGATCGCCGGGATTGACGATGCCGGCCGCGGCATAAGCGCTGCCGGCAGTGACCACGCCGACGGCAGCAATCATGGCTACCGCCAGCATCGAGACGATGCTGATTTTCATGGAAGTGTCCTTTCGGGACTAAGAGAGGATGATCAGCCGGCCTTCAGCATCTGAAGGAACTGCGCGGCCTGTTCGGTCGCCTTCTCGCCCTCGGACTCGCTCCGGAGCAGGTGCGTCAAACCACGGCTGGCGACGGCCGCAGCTTGGGTTTTCGAGAAGCCAGCCTCGCGCAGGAACCTCTCAAATTCTGGTAGCGTAGGCAGCTCGCCATTGAGCAACGCCTCCTTGACCGTATCCACACGCGCGCGTTCGTTCATCGCCATGGAAACGACCGATACCTCGTAGAGCTTCACCTGCTTGAGCAGCAGAGCGCCCCGCTTTTCGTCTGGCTCGGAATCAATGACGCCGTAACCGATTGAAAGGCCGTCGATGTCACCGTCCTTAAGCAAGGCGTGTGCCTCGCGGGCACGTTGAACGGCCATATTTAGCTTGCCTTGAACGAAGAGGCCCTTGCCGTCCTCAGCGAGGTCGAGCCATTTCCCAATCGGCTGGTGAGAGTCGTGCTGCCAGAACATCTTGACCGTTGTGCCCTTCTGGCGATGTTCGGCGAGACTCTTCGCGAAGGCGCCGGCAACAACAATATCGCCACCAACATCTTTGTTGCCGAAAATGGACCCGTAGCCGGTGAATTCCCCGTCCTCGCCAAGCTTCTTGATGTCCAAAATCGGAGCGGAATATTTGGTTTTCATGGCTTGCCCTTTTTCGCGGCGCGAATGCCTACCAACCTCAACGTCACGGCGCTCTCAATCGTCTTGGGATCGGCTGGCGTTTCTTCCAGAGCTTCGGCTTCCGTGATCGGCGCGTTCTGCATTTGCATTCGCGGCACATCGCCACCTTCAACAGGCGGCAGGTTTTCCAATGCGCGGACCTCATTGATGGTCATCGCGCCGATCGCCGTCATCTGCTGATAGAACTTTGCCCGGCCGCCGCTGTCGGCGCGCAACAGTCCTTCGATTGCAAACTCGATGATGTAGCCCTCCGCTCGCTCGCGCGGGGTGAGCAACTGCTTTGCGAGTGCCTGCTCAATACGCTTCAATCGGCGGCGCAGTGTGAACTTGAGGAAGCCGAGCGTCTGCTGCTCAAGGCCAGTGCCCCAAGAGGTGCTCTTCTCCGTGTGCCCGACCATGAAGGGCGGAACGCCGAAGAAGCGGCAGACCTCCTCGACCGAAAAGCCGCGACTCTCCAGCATCTGGGCATCTTCGGGATTGATGCTGAAAGGCACCCAGTCGGTGTCGCCCTCGAGCACGAGCGGCTTGCCCGTTCCCTCCGCGCCGATCTTCTCGGCGAGCTCGCTGCGCGCCAGCTTGCGCTGATCCTCCGACAGCCAGCTCTTGAACTTCAGCGCGCCGGACGGGCGCAGACCGTTGGCGAACGTCTTTCCGGCCGCCTTGTCCTGTGCTCGCGCGAGCGAGAAGGTGTGGCGGCCGAAGGTGAGCGTCGACATGCCGCCGATGGGATTGCCGCCCGGGCCACGCACGTGGAACATGGTTGCTTCCGTTTCCACGAACGCCTGGCCGTCGTCAGTCCAGCGGTATTCGAGAGACCCGTTCTTCAGGCGGCGAACGGTGACCAGCGCTGGTGCGATTGGGATGATCGACACGACACGCCCCCCGGAGCGGACGATGCGGGCGTAGGCATTACCCCAGAGCTCGATCGACGCCGCTACGAAATCCCAAAAGTCGACCGCTGTCTGTTCGAAGTTCGGGCTGTCATGCAGCAGGCGATAAAGCGGATGGTCGGTCGCTACCGTCCGGGCACCGTCGGGACCGGTCCGATAGACCATCAAGGGGAGAGACGAGATCGTGCCGGCGATCAGGTTGACACACGCCCACACGGCCGAGATCGCCAACGCATTGCCTTCATCGACCCGCTCGCCGGCGTCGGGCAGCGAGCCGCCCGGATACCACCCGTCCGGATCGCGCGGAGCCAGAATCCGCACGACCGCATTCGCCATCTTGCGAAGAAGCGGAAGCTTCACGCTGCACCTGCCAGGCTGTCGAAGAAGCTTTTCATGCCAGCGTCGTCGCCCTTGTCCTTTGCCGCGATGCCCAGCGCCATGATCTGCGCCACGATCCCGTCAATGCGTTCCGTCGACTTGTTCTTCGCAGGCTTCAAATTCTCAGCCGCGTCTTCCTCGACCGCGACGACCTGCGCATGTCGCTTCAGCACCGGGTGGCCTCCATGGTGGAAGCCGTTGCAGAGCACGAGCCGCTCCAGCTCTTTCGAGGGCGGCGACATGGACGCGAACCCCTGCCCGAACAGAACAACCGGTAGGCCTTCCTGCTGCAGCTTCACGGCCGTTTCGGTCGCATTCCAGCGGTCGATTGCCAGGCCGCCTTCGTCGGGCTTCCGCTCCTGATTACCGACATGCGCGATCCGAAACTTTTCGGCGTCGGCGTAAATCTGCTGCTGGATGAACGCGTAGTCGATCACGTTGCCGGGCGTGGCGATAATCGCGCCGTCCTTTACCCACTGCTCGTAAGGGAGCTTGTCCCGCTTGCCGTGCGCCTTCACCAGGTCCGCCGGCTTGAAGAACCGGGCAAGCACCGCCGGAATCGGCAGGCCGTCCTGTATGGGGAACCACCAGATCAGCGACGAAAGGTCGGTCGTCGACGAGAGGTCGAGCCCGCCGAAGCAGCGCTTGTGCCGGAGCTTTGCCGGCAGGTCTTTCCACCCGACAGGCCCCACGCAATGGTTCCACCCGAACCGCCGGCCCTCATCGTCGACCGCATCCATCGGAAGCCACCGGACCGCCTGCTCGGTCCAGATGTTCAGATGATAGTTCTTGAACGCGTTCTCCAGGCGCGGCAGCTGGCGCGCGCGCAGCGCGTTTGCGCGCATCGCGTCGAGCTTCTTTGAGACGCCGAGATTGGGATTCGCCTTCCGCCAGACGTCTTCCGAAGTCCAGTCATCATCGAGGCCGGCGGCGTAGATCACGACGAGGGTTTCCGGATCCTTGATCGTGCCGTCGAGGATTTTCTGGCACTCATCCCACGCTTCCTCGCCGTAGGAGCCTTTCTTGCCCGCGGTCGAGATCAGGAATTCGAGCGGCTGCCGCCTGGCGTCCGATGAGTCATGAATGAACTGGTAGAGGTCGCCGCTCGTCCACTCGTGGATTTCGTCGCCGACCAGTCCCGACATGTTGAAGCCGTGCTTGCCTTCGGCCTTGCCTGACAACGGCTTGAAGCCGGCGTTCAGCGCCGGACAGTAGATCGACGTCTTCAGAGGCACCAGATCTGCCGACAGCGTCGGCGAGCGCCCGGCCATGGAACTGGCCGCATTGAACACGATGCGCGCCTGGTCTTCGTGCGATGCGATTGCGTAGACCTCGCCGCCCAGCTCGGCGTCGCCGACAAGCACAAGCAGCGCGACGCCGGCGGCGAGTTCGGTCTTGCCGTTCTTGCGCGGCACCCAGACGAAGACCCGCCGATATCGCCGCGTCCCGTCCGGCCGCTTCCACCCGAAGGTCGGCCTCACGATGTCGTCAGCCTGCCACGCCTCAAGGATGAACGGCCGCCCCGCCCACTCACCCTTGGTGAAGACAAGGTACTCCGGGAAGAAACCCACCGCCTTGTCGGCCGCGGCCTCATCGAACCAGAAATCGCCCACGCTCCACAGACGGCGCTTGGCGTCCCACTTTGCTCCCAACTCTACGCCGCGCGGCCTGGCACGCCTTCGCCGGCGCGCGGCGCTCGCCTGCGTCATGTGGCGTTACTGCAGGAACCCGATCGCCGACTTGCCGGCGGCCGTCGTCGGCTGCTGCTGTGGCGGTGCCACCGACGAGGGCGTGGCCCTATCCGGCCGACGCTGGGTCGGCAGGTCGCCGAACAGCTGGCCGCCGGCACCGGCAGCTGCAGCGCGTGCCGCATAGAGCCGCTGACGCTCGGCCGGGTTGAGACCGAAGTTCGCCTCGGCCGCGGCGAGCTGCTTCTCCAGGCGATCACCGATCAGGTAAGCCGGATGCGCCCGCTTGTATTTGCCGTGCGGGCTCTCGCTCTCGTAGGTCTCGCCCTCGGCGTCGAGCACCGCCTGCATCTTCAGCCAACGGGCGAAGTTGGTGCAGTAGCGGCCGAACGTCTCGGCGTCGATCGGGAAGAGCAGCTTCTGTCCGAGCAGCCTCGGCGCCAGGCGCTCCCACACCTCGAGGCCTTCCTTCTTCAGCCAGGCCGGCGCCTCGACCTTGACGGCCGCTGCGGCGTTGGCCTCGACCTGCTCGGCCGTCGGTTCCTCGCCGATCGGCCGATGACCGGAATTGCCCTTCGCCAGCTTCACGCTGGACGGCTCGGGCTTCGGACCCCTGCGACCCATGACGCTGCAGCTCCAAACAAAAAAAATTTCGCGAAAACCCGCGCGCAAAACAAAATCACCAGCCCGCCGGTCTAGCGTTGAGAGGCTGGGAACTTTCTGACCGCCCCGCGGCCCCTCTGGGCGATCTGTTCGCGCTGCCTTTCGCCATCGTGGAAGGCCTTGGACACGGTCCGGATGTTGTCCATGTCCCAGAAGAGGTCAGCGTCGCCGTTCGGCTCGATCACGTGATCGGCGACTGGGCTGTCATCGGCTGGATACTTGCCTAAGCATATGACGTTGGTGGCCCGGCAGAGGTAACTGTCCCGCTCGTGCACTGCCACCTTCAGCTTCTGCCAGCGCGCCGTCTTGTACCATCGACGCTGTTCGGCTTCGTCTCGGCGGCGATCCCGATCTCGATCACGTTCGAGAGGCGTTGGAGCTGTCCGCGACCGGAAGACCGGCGGCATCGTTGGCATGTGAGGGGAATCACTTCGACAGCGACCCGGTGCATCAGTTCGGCGAGCGTGCCGTATACTAAGCCGGGTCAGGGTTGGAGGGCGGTCTCATTCCGCTGCTAGGGCGGAGTTGCCAGTCCTGTCTCCAGGGGCCTTGTGGAGCGAATGGCTAAGCGAGCTTTTCGAGATCGTCAATACTGCATCGTGTGCTGAGTTCACGACCGAACAGCACAGTCGAGACCAGAGCCTCCCGCTTCACTGGGTCGAGCTCAAGCACTTCGCCATGCAGTTCGGCGATGCTGCCGAGCGGATGCAGAACCTTGTCGCCGACCGCGATCGGGTTTGCCTCCCGATCGGCGATCGTGCTCGCATCCTCAAGCAGCGCAAGGATTTGCGCCTCTTCCTTCTTGGTGATCGGCAGAGGCCGTTCGCCATCGCCGCGCAGCGACTTGATGCCCTCGAAGCTGAGAACACCGACCCATGCCGACTCGGCCTTCAGCGTGCGCACGAAGAGGTAGTTTCCGAAGACCGGTTTCTCCACAGGGAAGCGCGAACGGCTCCCCGGATAACGCTGCCAGTAGCGCGATTTCGGACATACAGCCTCGATTCCCTGCCCGCGCAATTCGCCAGCAACCGAATCAGCACGCCACCTTGTCTGGGCCACGTACCAGAACATGTCCCCATTACGCGAAGCAGCCTCGCGCCGAAGCCAGGCGATCAGCTCGGCCTTCTGTCGACCGCGCTCAAGGGCAAGCACCTCGCGCGTGGAAAGATCGTAGTCAGGCCGCATCATGCCTTCCCTCCACCGAGCGCCTTCACCGCTTCCTCGAACGCCTTCAGCCCATCCGGTCCGCCGGGCGGGAAGTGCACCCATTCGATCCAGCCGAGATCGGGCAGCCAGGGCCAGCCGCGCTCGGCGTGCAGCGCCTTCCACGCCTCCCAGATTTCGTCGCCGACATGCACTGCCTTGAAGTCTGCCGCCAGCGCCGCGAGCGCCGGCTCGACCCGCGGCACGGTGCGGTAGCGCAGGCCCTCGTTCAGCCGCTTCACCTCGGGATAGCCGTCGCGGGTCACCTTCTGCCGCAAGAGCTCCTGCGCGTCGGCCTTGCCCTGGTCGACGAGGGACTGCTCCCAGCTCGTCAGCCGCGGCGCGAAGCGAGGATCCGGCCCGCCGAGGATTCCCTGGTACCAGAGCGCCATCCACGCCTTGCCGAGCGGCTTTGCCTCGACCGGCTCGGCCGCGGCTTCCGGCTTCGGCGGCAAATTGTGTATCCAGCGCCGCTCGCTCAGATACTTCGAATGGGCGCAGACCTTGCTGTGAACCGCCCTCACCGCAGCGACGTAGCGCTGCGCCTCTTCGGCCGCCGCCACGCGCTCGGCAGGCGTCAGCGCCAGCCACGCCTTCCACGCATCCGGCCGGCTATTGCCGACCGATGTCGGCCACGCCTGCCAGGCTCGCTCGAACGCCTTTTCGACCGCTTTCCGGTTTTCGCCCTCTTCCTCGCCCGCGCGCTCGCGCACACTCACAACTGGAGGTTCTACTGGTGGTTCTATGGCGGTTTGGGTGTCACCGTGACACCCTAAGACGTCGCCGCTGTCACCCTTAGGCGCCTCGTTGTCACCCTGAGATTCCAAGGGTGACACCGTGTCACCCTTGATTTCGGCAGGCTCGTCCGGCTTCCATTTTGCGACCGGCAGCCCCTTCACCACGGCCATATTGAAATCGTAGCGGCGGGTGCTGCCGCGCCCGCGCCCGCCTTCGTCGACGATGACAAGGATTTTCTCGTCTACGAAGTCCGCCAGCACGCGCTGCACGGTGCGCGGCGAAACGTTGCACTGCGCCGCGACCCGCTCGACGCTGGGCCAGATGCCGCGCCCTTCGTCATCGGCGTGGTCGGCGAGCCGAGCGGCGATCAGCTTGCGGCTGGCGCCTCCGAAGTCGCGTTTCCAGACGATGGCCGAACATTCGTTGCTCATCGGCGTCGGCCCTCGCGTCTTCCGGCGCGAACCGACTTGCGAATGCGCAGGCTGATGACGACATGACGCTTGACCCCGAACGCAACGAATTCACGGCGATGCCGCGCTACCACTCGACCCGCGACAAGCACGAGGCAGGCGACGTCATCCTGCCCGGCAACTTCGGCAGGATCATCCTCGAAGGCGGGCCGGGCCATGCCCTCTGGACGCGCGAGATGGCCAACGAGGCTTTCCGCCAGCAGCGGTTCCCGAACAAGCCTTCCCGTCTCTCCTCGACCTTCCACACCGACAACATCGCAACCGCTCGCGCCTACCGGAACCAGCTGACGCCCGGTGACACGATCTACGAGGTGGAGCTGGTCGATCCGGCGGCACCGGTGCATCGCGGCAACATCCACGCCGTCCAGGGCTACCCTGACCAGGGCATGAGCCAGGAGCACGTATTCAACGGCTACTGGACCGGCACCGTCGATTTTAGCGTCGCGGAATACCCCGGCGTCGTCTGGGACGAGTTCGTCAGCCCGTCGCCGCTGCGTGTTCTGAGGATAGTCGAGTAGCGGCTTCATTCCGCCGCCTCCATCATCCGAACAAGCCGAGTTGCGCCGGCGGAGCCGGCGGCGGCGAGGCGTGTTGCGAGAGTGCGGAACGCATATGCCGCTTCCAGCGGGACAACGCCGTTGCCGAGCAGCCGGAGTTCGTCCACACGCGAACCCACATCGGCGGCCACCCCATCAGCCACTCGACGAATAGCGGGTTCAAGCTCCGGCGCTCGCTCGAGGACGTCTCGCCAAGCGTCTCGCTCTGAGGGGCCAGGCGCGAAAAGGCCAAGGCCTGCCCGTCGATCGACGGTCGACGCTTCTCCGGATCGCCATTGTCCCGCGTGTAGCTTCCGAAGACCGTCCGCGGCGTCTTCCATTTCTCGATTTGATGTCGAAGAGAATGCTCGCCAGCCTTCGCCTGGGGCTCCCAGGTCCCGTTCGAGCCGCGCTCCGCATCCATCGCTTGCGGCGTTCGCCACTTGTGCGCCTGCGCCGACAGCGGAACACCACCGCCCTGTCCCGGAGCTTGGTTTGGACTGCCCTTCTCCCCATCCGATGCACGAGGCGTCGACCAAATCGCCGCCATCGTCGGCAGCGACACCCCGGTGCTTGAGCGCTCTACCTTGGCGAAATCCTCGTTCCCCTCCGATGCTCGCGGTGTCGGCCACATCGCCGCGGCGGCCGTCAGGCTGAGATTCCCCCGCGCGAACACCTGGCCGGCCGAGCCGTTCTCCCCGTCCGTCGCGTTCGGCGTCGGCCACGAGAGGACCTGGTTCTGCAGCCCGACCTGCGCCTTCGATCCGTCCGGCCGCCGGCCCGTCGGTGAAGTTCCGGGCATAAGCGTCCGGCCGCCATTCGGGACATCCGGCGTCATCCACTGCGAGGATGAAAAGCCTAGCTCTTTCGTGCTGAGCGCCGACTTCTGCCGCCGTAAACAGTCCTGGTTCAACCGTGAAACCAAGCCGCTGAAGGTCTCGCCAAACCCGCTCGAATCCGCCGCTGAAGAGCATGCCGCGGACGTTCTTGATGAACACAAACCACGGCTGCGACTGGACGATGATGCGCCGGGTCGGGCTCCAGAGGTCGCGCTCGTCCTGCTTACCGAGCCGCTTGCCGGCCTCGCTATGCGGCTGGCACGGGATGCCGCCAATGAGGCCGTCCACGCAGCCACGCCAAGCTCGGCCGTCGAAGGTTCGGGCATCGCTCCACAGAGGAGCCGGATGAAGGAGGCCCTGTTCCATCGCTGCCACCAGGTGCGCGACGGCGAATGCTTCCCTCTCCACCATGCAGACTGCGCGAGCGCCTGGAATTGCCAGCTCGACGCCGAGATCAAGCCCGCCTCCGCCGGTGCAGAGGCTGATGAGGTCGACGCCGGGACGTACAGCCACATTCACGCCGCCCTCCCCTGCACCGGATCGGCGATGCGCCAGCGCTCGCAGGCCTGCCCGCTGCGCAGCGCGGCGAGCCTCGTCTCATAGGCGCCCTGGTCGATCGCCGCGTCGAGCACGGCGAGGTGATGATGCCGCCCGGTGAAGCAGCCGTGCGAGCGGTGCACGCCGATGACCCACAGCCCGAAATGCTGAATGTCGGCGAGGTGCCCCTCGAAATACGCTCCCCATTCGTCGGCGAGCAGCGCCTCGGCCGCGTCGGCCGCATCCTCGATCCGGTCGAACAGCCAGCCCGCCGGCGTCAGCCGCCGGCCGCTGCCGAAATGGTGCAGCGCCCAGCCGCTGCGGATCACCGGCTCGACATCGCGCTTCTGCAGCGAGCGATGCAGCGCCATCTCGGAGCTGTGCCAGGCGCGGCTCTTCTCCGCCTCGTGCCGCTCGATCGCCGCGCGCGTCCCGAACTCGTCGAGCGCGCGCGCCGGCACGATGGCGATGCCGCCGCGCATGCTGACTTCCGACCATTCGCCGCTGCCCCGGTCGAACAGCCAGCGCTGCTCGAAGCCGGCGATCCGGATGGCGGGCGCGCTCATATCTCGCCTCGCCGTCTGGCCTCTTTGGCCTTGCGCAGCAGCCAGGCGAAGGCCGGTCCCGAGCGCTTGAACATCCGGCCCAGCTGCCGATTGGTCAGCGTCGGGCACGCCTCGGCGACGCGCAGCGCCGCCTCGAGCCGCGCCAGCTTCGCCTTCGGATTCTGCGACGTGCCGATGACGGCGGCGAGCGCGATGCCCTGCCGGTCGGCGGCGTCGCGGATCGCGCGCATCGCGCTGTTGCCGTCGGATGCCGGAGCCGCCTCGATCGCGGCGAAATCCGGCAGGCCGGCAATGATCGCCTCGGCTTCGGCCTTCGCCTCGTCGATCAGCCGCGTCGCATCGATCTGCGCCTGCTCGACCGCCTTCGCCGCTTCGGCCAGGCGCGCGCGTGCCGCAGCCTCCGCCTTGCCGAGCACGGTCGCCAGCCGGCGCGCCTCGACCGCGCCGAGCGCCTCGACGACGGCCTGGCTGCGCAATTCGTCCGGAGCCGAGGCCGGCCATTTGGGCTGATAGCTCATGCCCGCTCCCGGTCACCCGGCCCGCCGCAGGCATAGCTCGCCATCTCCCGCCGGGCCTGGTCGAACAGCGGCTGCTTGTGCCGGCCGTCGGGGCCGCGCACGGCGTTCCACTCGGAGCGCCGCACGGCGATGAAGCTCAGGCCGAGGTCGAAGCCGGCGCGCCGGCAGGCCCGTTCGAACAGCGGCCGGTACATCGCCAGATACTTGTCGGGCACCATGAGCAGCACCGCCGCCCGCGCGCGATCGTCGGCCGCGTCGTACATCTGCCGGACGAACGGGTTCATGCTGTCGGTGGCGTGCGTCATCGCGCAAACACCTTTTCGCGCGCGCGCCAAGCCGGCTCGAAATCGCTCAGCCGCTCGTCCATCTGCTCTTCGGTTTCCGGGAACAGATGCGCGTCGTTGACAAGCATCTCGTAGAATTCCCGCCACCAAGTCCGGATGGCAGAATCCGGATGCTTGAAGCCGACGATCTCGGCGGCATGCATGAAGTGCAGCTGGAAGTGATGCGGCAGTTCGTCGACGTGCCTGAGGTAGGTGTCGCGCTGACTGTCGAATGATGCGGCCTTTAGGCGGTCCCAGACCTCGACATTGCCGTCTTCAAGAGCGCGACGCGCGCCTGAGGTGAAGCCCGGATCGAAAGCCGCCGCATGATGGATTTCGTACGGGCCAGTGAAGCTTCCGCCACCACGGACGAATGGGTCGGTCAGCGCTTTTCCGTCAAAGGCGGAGACGAGGATGCAGCGGCGGTACCAACGCAGCAACACCTTCGCCGGATGATCCTTCCGGATGCCGTCGGGTGCCCGGATCGCGGCGAAGAGCACCGACTGCTGCATGATCGTCAGCCCGCAAACCCAAGCCTGCTGCGCCGGAAATCCACTGGTCATGCCCGTGCCTCGTGTTTCACGTGTGCTGAGGTGCAACGTGTTGATTTCGTTGGATCGGGTGGAAGGAAGTAGCGGCGCTCGGAAAGGCCGAAGGCGTCGCACATGGCGAGCACCTTCTCGATGCCGACATTCGTTCCGGAGGATGCGCGAGACAGGTCGGTCGCGGTCACGCCGATCTCTTCTGCGAGCTGGCGAAGCGGCCGGCCTCCGATGGCTTCAAGCACGTCGCGGCCGAAGCGCCGCCAGTCGAACGCGGCCCTCATCGCTGCCCTCCATCATCGGTCAGAGTGATTCCGTGATCGGCGACGACATGGCCGAGCGCAGCCCAAAGCTTCACGCGCGGCTCTGCCTTATCGAGGTGCCCGGCGATGGCCGCGCGCATCTCGAAGACATCGACGCCAGCGACCTTGCGCAGCGGGTTGAGCGCTTTGGTCGCCGGCGCCTTGCTGCCCGAATGCCGGTGCCGGGCATGCAGGAAGAAGCGCAGCATCAGAGGCGAGAAGTCGGGGAGCCTGTGGTGAGCCTGTCGAACCATCATGCCGCCGCCTCCGTTTCGAGCATGGCGAACATGTCGGGCACGGCCCGCCTGGCTTCGGCCTGGCGGCAGTAGTGCAGCCCGTCATGGAAGTAGGTTGCGGAAAGTTCCGAGGCCTGGCCGCGCCGGCCTTTCAGGATGGCGCGGTAGGGCACCGTCATCAGCCCGCCGAACGGGTCGTAGATGACCTCGCCGGCATTCGAGTAGCGGTCGATCAGCCGGTCGACGATGTCGAACTGCAGCGGGCAGACGTGCTTTTCGAGGTTCTTCTGCGCCTGCTGCCCATTCAGCGTCAGCATGCGCACCACGTCGCTCCACACCGCCGGATGTTTCGACGGCGGGTCGAGCGTCATGTAGGTCTTCGAGATGCTGTCCCGCTCCGCCAGCTCTTCGCCGAGCCGCACATGCGCGTCGAAATCGTATGGCGGGCCGCCATCCTCGAAAATCTTCTTGAACAGATGGGTGGTCGATTTGCTGCCCAGCTTCACCAGTTCGGCGGTGACGAGCAGCCGGTTGCCGGACGAAGGCCAGAAGGAATGGGCGTCGAGCTGCCACCGCGCCAAAGTATAACCGCTGCCGGCCACCTGGCTGCGCTTGTCGCCGTCGCTCCATCGCTCGTGGCTGCCGTCGGCCGCGATCACCAGCGGCTTGTCGTGCTCGACCGGCAGGTCGGCGTAGCCTCGTGTCTGGTCGCTTTGCGGGCGGCGGAAGAGCAGCACGTATTCGGGACACCCGACGCCCATCTTCGTGGCGTCCTTCATCATCTCCGAATAGCTGAGCCGATAGGTCTGGTTGTTCTCGCGCACCACGTCGGTGACGACGGTGATCATGCCGAAATACTGGAAGCCGTGCTGCAGGTAGTGAAAGATCGCCTCGGCGTGGAACGGCGAGATCGTCGGCACGCCTTCGCCGGTGACGTTGCCGAACAGCACCCGGTCCTTCACGTGGATGCAGGCCAGCCGGCCGGGCATCAGGATCCGGAAGAGCTCCGGCGTCAGGAAATCCATCTGGCGCCAGAAATGGCCGTTGTCTTCGGTGTGACCGAAATCATTGTAGCTGGCGCAATATTCGAAGTGGTTGGCGAAGGGGATCGAGGTCACGATCTGCCCGACCGACGCGCTCGCTGTCCGCTGCGCCTCGTCCACCGCGTCATTGTGTGCGATGCGGAACAGCGCCCCCTCTTCCACCCGGCGCGTCACGCCGATCGAGCGCGTCAGCACCTCGTCGACGGGCAGGCCCGACAGTCCGTATCTGCGGATGATCTCGGCCATCCGCGCCATCATGGTTTCGTGCTCGGCCCACTTGCCCTCGAGGCTGCGGCGCACCTCGCGCTCGGCCTCCGAATAGATGATGTCGATCGTGCAGGCGTGATGCTGCCCGAAGCGCACGATCCGATGGACGGCCTGTATGAAGTCGTGGAACTTGAAGCCGATGCCGACGAAGATCGCGCGGTGGCAGTGCTTCTGAAAGTTGTTGCCCGCCCCGCTCATCTCCGGCTTGGTGGCGAGGTTTTTGAAACGCCCTTCCTTGAAGCCGACGGCGGTCGCCTCGTTGGCGTCTAGGTCCTGAGAGCCGTAGATCGAACGCACGCCGGGAACCGCCGCCTCGATCGCCTCGCGCTCCGCCTCGAGGTCGTGCCAGAGCACGCGGTGCGCCTCCGGCTCTTCCGCGATCAGCTCGACCATCTTGCCGATGCGCGCCGCCAGGCTGTCCCGCTTCGCCGCCGACGCCTGGCTGACGCCGAGCGCCGTGTTGCGCAACAGCAGGCCCTGCCCGTCGCGATCGTAGCCGGCCGTGCCGTGGTCGATCGGCACCTCGTGCCAGCGCACGGTCACCGGCGGCAGCCGATAGCCCTCGTCGGGAAAGCCGAGGTCGGCCGGGCTCTGCAGGAAGACGGCCCAGCTGTGCACCCACATCCAGAACTCGTCGACCTTGTGCGCATAGAGCGTCAGGTCGCCGGCGGTCTCCGAGTTGCGCTGGAAGAAGCGCGTCAGCGCCTGGCCGGTGTCCATGATGCCGAGGAAGCCGGCATAGTGGATCAGCTCCTTCGTCCGGTTCGGCGAGGGCGTCGCGGTGGCGACGAACTTGAAGCGCACCTTCTCGAACAGCGGCAGGAACGTCTGGAAGGTCTTCGTGCCGTAGCCGCGCAGCACGGCCGCCTCGTCGAGCGAGGCGGCGACGAAGCGCGACACGTCGATCTTGCCGTCGCGCACGCTCTCGTAGTTGGCGAGCCAGATGACGGAATCGTCGTCCCAGTCGATGTCGCCGTCGCGCCGCACGAAGCGCAGCGTCGCCGCATGCTCGCCGGTGAACCGCTCTTCGACCTCGGCGAAGAATTCGTGCCGCACCCCGAGCGGGATCACGATCAGCCGCGGCCCCTTGTGGCGCAGCCCGACGAGCCGCATCAGCTCGATCTGCATGGAGGTCTTGTGCAGGCCGAAGCTGGCGAAGATCGCGCGGCAGCCGCCGCTCGCCGCCCACTTCACGATCGCGCGGCAGTGCGGCGCCAGCCGTGGATTGATCTCGTCGGCCTCGACATGGAAACCGGCAAGCTCGGCCAGCTTGATCTTGCCGCGCAGGAAATCGAGATAGGGATCGCCGGCATGCGCGTTCATGCGGCCCTCGCGAAGATCGTAGCCGCCGTGCTATTCAGCCATCCATGCGGGAGATGGGCACCGGAGATTTCATCGTACTGTTCTGCGCTGGCGCGCTGGGCGGCTTCGCCTTCCTCGCGATTTCCGACTTTGCCATCGTGCGCGCCGATTGGTGCATCGCCGGCGAGGCGGATTGCTTGCGCGAGTGGATCGGCGCTCTCAGCGGCTGGGCGGCGGCAATCGCGGCCGGCGCCACGATCGTCTATCTCGCCGGCCAGATGCGCGAGACGCGCCGCCAGACAGCCTTCCAGATTGGCGACGCCTTTCCGACTGCCGAGTTGGAACGGACCGCGCATTTTGGTCAGGTCGACGTCGTCATAACGAACTGGAACCGACGGACGATCGAGATCATCGACATCCTGCCGATCGAAGGCGTCCGGTTCGGCGAGTCCGAGTTTTTCGACCCCAAACTGAATTCGAAACGAATTGCTGACTTCGGCCGGCCAGGACAGGTCCCGACCTCCTTCACCATCGGCGGCTGGACGGACCGCAACCAACCGGCTCCCTCCGTTCGGGTTCAGGTCCAGATGTTCGGACCTGACGAGGGAGAGATTCAGGGCATCTTCAGAATTCCGGTCGGCGCGCGGATCAAGCTCCGCATCATCGGCGCGAAATACGAGCACCTCGAGCTGCTCGCCCAGAAGCCCGATCACCTGACGATCTGAGCTCATGCCGGCACCGCTCCGGCGGGCGGCGCATCATGGTCCGCCTCGCCGCCCGCCTCGCCCTCAATCATGATGTCGAGCGCCGCGATGAGCGCCTGCCGCCCCGCTTCGCTCTGCATGCCCGTGACGATCAACTCGATCAGTCGCGGGGAGACATCGCGCTCGCTCGCCAGATCAAGAAGCGCCCGCGCGCTGCCGTAGTCGATCTGCAGGCGGCGCTGGAGCCGGCGCGCCGATATCCTTCCCTCCACGACGGACTGCGCGTAGAGCAGCGCTTCCTCTGGATCGGGGGAGCCCTCGCCTACCGGCGGCTGTCCGGTCGCTGGCGAGGGCTCCATCGGCTCATCCTGCGCCGACCGGATTCTTTCACCGGCAGCTTCAAAGCCCCACGCATCCCAGCCCGGCCGCGCGCGCCGCGCGAAAAGCTCCAGCCGCGACACGCCCGGAAACAGCTTTTCAATCGTCTCCGCAAAGACGTCCGGCTTGGCCGAGTGCCTGCCCTTCTTCACCCGGAACACCGTTTCCGGCTGCGAGCCGGGCAAAGGTGAGGCGACGTCGCCACGGCGGCCGATCAGCAGCAGCTCGTGCCGGTCGCGGCCCCAGAAGCCGGTGCCGGCGACTTCCTTGTCCCAGACCCAATGGTGCACATAGGTGAAGCCGCAGGCGGCAAGCACCTTCAGCGCGTCGGGCAGCATCGGGTTGGTGGCCCAGCAGAAGAAGACGGCGGGCGATTCCCCGCCGATCAGTTCGGCCAGCAGCGCGGCGATCTCTTCCGTCGCCATGGTCGGATAGTGGTTTTCCGCGCTCTTCTCCCGGCCGGTCGTTTCCGAGTGCACGGCGAAGCGCCAGGGCGGGTCGGCGTGGTAGACCGCATAGAGCCGGTCGAGCTTGCGCGGCGCGGCCGGCCGCCCGGCCGCGGCGATGCGCTCCATGTTCGCCAGCCGCTCGGCGTGGCGCAGCTCCTGCCGTGCCGCGCGGATTTCCTTCGCCCGCCGGATGATCTCGCGCTCTTCCGCGGCAAGCGCCTCGCGCTGCGCCTCGTGCGCCAAGTCCGACAGCGCCTCGCCGGCGTGAACCGAAACCCGCCCGTCGCGGATCGCCTGCACCAATTCCGCCGAGCCGTGCTCCCGGATGCGCTTGGCCGCAATGACCGCGCGCTCGCTGATCGACAGCCGCTCGGCCGCTTTCCGGGTCGGCAAATTTGCTGACCCGGCCGTGTTCTGGTTGAGCCCATGCTCCCAGTCGACGATCGACGCCGCGACCATGGCGCGCTGGCTGGCCGTCAGGTGCCGCCGGTGCAGATTGTGCGACAGCACGAAGCCGAGCGGATCATCGCCTTCGTAGAACTCGAAAACCGGCTCGACCTGCGCGAACAGGCAGGCGGCGAGCCGGTTGCGCCCGTCAAGCACCATCATCTCGTGGATGACGATCGGCACGCGCTGGCCGTAGGTCACGATGTCGTCCGCCAGCTCCGCGATCTCCTGATCGGGCAGCATGGGGAACAGCTCGGCGAGCGGATGCGCCTTGATCTCGGCGGGTGGCGGGAGGGCGAGCGTCGTCATCAGAACGACCGCGGCGGCACGAACAGGCAGATCGTCTTGCCGTCATCCTTCCCGGCGACCGAGCACCAATGGAACTCGCCGTCCGGTGATTCCTTCACCCGGCTGTCGCCGTAGGGGATGACCTCGCCCGTGCCGTTGATGACGTAACCGCTCGGGCGCTCGCCGATGGCCGACTTCCTCACCTCGCGGCAGTCGTAGCCGGAGCAGCAGGAGAACGGATAAGACCAGCCCCTCGGCGCATCATGCGGCCAGGCCGGCCGGGTCATGAACCAGATCACCGGCCCGCCGACGACGAGCAGATAGAACAGCGCCAGCAGCACCCAGAAGCGGATCGAGCGCAGCATCAGCCCTGCCCTCCCGACCGTATGCCCGCCAGCGCGTCGGCGATCTGGTCGTTGAGCCGGCCGACCTGCGCCTGGATGGCGCGCAGCTGGTCAGCTTCGCTCGGCGTCACCACGCCGTCGCCGCGTGCGCGGATGGTCTCGACCACGAAGCGGCCCGACTGCTCGACGAGCGAAGCGGCCAGCGTTTCCAGCCCGGCAACGGCCTCGCTGCCGGCACCCTTCTCGGCCAGCGTCAGCCCGTTGAACTCGTTCATCAGCCGCGTGATCAGCGGCCGGCCGCAATCGGCCTCGAGCGTCAGGATGACCGGCCGGGGCATCTCGTCGCGGTCGCCGGGGCTGCGCCAGCGCCCCACCGTCGACTTGCCGTAGGACGTCAGCTCGGCGACGCGCTCGATGCCGCCGCACGCATCGATCAGGTCGCGCTGCGCGGCTCGAAAGCGTACGTGCCAGCGCTCGGTCCACTCGGTCATCGTGTTGACTTCCAAAGACAAAAATCCTTCCCGCGCCGGGAAATTCCGGCGTCGTTTCCCGTGGCGGGAAAGGCTCGGTTGATTCAGAAAGCGAGCGTCGGCGTCGGGTTTTTCCCGACGCCCTTCGCCGCTACGGGGGAGCTTCCGGTGTTCTGCTCATGGTCTGCCGCAACGTTTGTGAGATTCGTCGGGCGCAGCCCGCAAGGCCGACCGGCCGTCGCGGCTTATGCCGCGCCCTGCCGGAGCGCCTGCGGCGCGCGAGGCATGATCAACACCGAAGCGCGAGACGTTCGCGCGGATGAAGGGCGGGACGTCGGTCAGGTCGCCGTCGTCGGTGAACAGGGCGGGCGAAGGCGTTCGAGCGCCTTCGCCCATGGCGCAGCTGGGCCGGTCAGGGCACTGCGCCGCCGCGCGATCCCAGGGGAGGATGCTGGCGCGGGAATCGGGTGCTCGTCTCTCCGAGCCGTCACGCCTGATAGCAGGTGGCGTCCCCCGTGCATGGTCCGCCCCATGCGGCCTACTCGCATCTCCCGCCCTGGCGGTGGCGCCTCTGTTCTCGGCGCCGGTGCCAGCGTTGTCCGCGGATGCTTTCGCTACGGGATCGATGAAGTCGGGTTCCGGCACGCCGCAGAAGCGGCGGGCCTTGTAGGCGACATGCTGCGAGCGCGGGATCGGCCTCATGCCCGTTCTCCACAAGCGGAGCGCCGTTCCCGACGCTCCGCTTGCTTCCGGCCGTGGCGTGATTTCCAATTGGTCTGTCGAAACGAAAAGGAATCACGGCCATGGCCGATCTTGAGGAGCATCAACTTCGCCCCGCCTACCTTGCTGGCGTGCTCGAAGCCTTGCGGGGCACCTTGGAAGCGGTTGTCACGCAACTGCCGGAGCGGGCGATGGTCATTGTCGACAACCACGTCAAGCGTCTCTCCGAAGATGCCGAGAAGGAAGCGCGCGAACGACAGACCGATCTGCTTCGCGATCGCGCTTCCGGAATTTACGACACGGTCGAATCGCTGCGCGAAGCTGTGTACATCGCGCTGTCCGATCTTGAGGAAGGCGCGGTCATTCGAACCGTACAGCCCTACCCTATTGCACCGAGCGATATGCTCTACCCCGATAAGGGCTATTGACGGGGAAGCGGCCGGCCTGCTGACGTTGCCAGGCCTTGCGGCGACGAAAGTCGTAGGACACCGAGACGAGCCGCCTGTCCTGCCGCGCGATCCCCTCGGGATAGTCGTCGCCGCCGACAATCCGCCGGCCGCGCCAGCGCAGATAATGTGCGGTGTCCAATGAGACCTCCCCTCATGGTGAGCGTGCCGAACCGTCATGGGTGGACCTCGGCCGGTTCGGGTTCCGTGAGAAAGTCATCGGGCTGGACCAGTCCGCCGGTCGCTTCTCGAATCTGGAGGGCCAGCTCGAGGCCAGGAAGCCGCTCCCGATTGATGATGCGAAGGATCGTTGACGGTGCGACGCCGAGGCTGTCGGCGAAGACCGAGGGCTTGATTCCTTGCTTTTCGAGAAAGCCGGCGAGCGTCATGGCCGCAATGCTTGCCACGCGGCAAATTGATTTGTCAATTGGCAAATTGCCAGCTGGCGGTGGCGCGTTTTTGCCAATTGGCGAATAACAGCACCATGGCCAACCAAATCCGCGCCTTGCGCAAAAAACGCGACATGACGATCGAACAGCTGGCGGAGTTGACCGGCATCTCGACGAGCCACCTGTCGCGCATGGAGAGCGGCTCCCGCGGGCTCAGCCTTGAGTCGGTCATAAGGATCGCTCGCGCCCTAGGAGTCGAGCCGGAAGAGGTCAGCGACGAGTTCGACGCTGCCGACCTTGAGCAGGCAAAAGGCCTCGCCGTATTTGGCAATCACCCACGGAAGAAAGGCGATATCCCTAACTTCACTATCCATGCCGGCATGGGTCCGGGCGGCGCGCTGAGCGTCCAGACTAACCAGGAAGGCGAGGTCTTTTCCGACTATTCGGATGGTTTCTGGAGTTTCCCGGATGCGGTGAAGGCCGGCTGGCGGAAGCTACAAAAGGTATATGCCATGCCGGTCACCGGCGACAGCATGGAGCCGACGCTGAAAAATGGGTCCTACGTCTTCGTCGACACGACGCACACTGTGCCGTCGCCAGAAGACATCTATGCGCTCGACTATGGCGACGGCCTGATGATCAAACGCGTGAAGATGATCCCTCGCACCGACAAGATCATGATCATGTCGGACAACGAGCGCTACGGCTCCGACGAGCTGCTGCGCGAAGATGTGCGAGTCTACGGGAGGGTGGTCGCGTGGTTTCAGTGGAGAGGATAGTGCACTTAGTCGTAGGTCTTGCAACTGCATTGCTTGCGAGCCCGGTGATGGCCGACGACTTCGATTGGTCTGGCTTCTATGTAGGCGCGAATGGCCAGTTTGCGCCCGGCGGCATAGGCCACATTTTCGAATTTTCTGGCGCGCAATTTCCCCACCGGACAACAAATATTGATCACAGCTTCGGTGAGCACGAAAGCGGCTTAGGAGGCGGGTTGCAAGCTGGCTACCTCTGGCCAGTAGCCCATCGTTTTTTTGGAGGCTTTGAGGTCGAGGCGGCCGCCTTAAGGACGGGGTCCTTTTCGACCGGGGCGTTGTTGGAGCAAGATGCTCCAACTCTGATCCTGCAGCGCTTGCATAACGTAAGAGTAGCAACGTCGATCGACGGCTACGGCTCTGTTACCGCACGCATGGGGTTGAGCGAAGGTCGGATGCTGCTCTACGCCGCGGCCGGCATTGCCGTCGCGAGGGTTTCCACGGTCGTGCTCTATCGCGGCTACACTTACAACTATCTAAACTCGTCAGTCGCGTCACACGAAGGCGGCAAAGCGCGCCGTTCGACCGTCGTGTCGTGGGCGGGAGCCCTTGGCCTGGAATACGCCATCACAGATGCGCTTGCGATCAGAGGGGAGTACGGCATCCTGGATCTCGGCAATCAGAGCGTATCCATCGCTGATGGGTTTAGTGTCGACGTCGGGCGCTACGCCCACCTCGTCAAACTGGGCTTCAATCTGCGCTTCTAAGCCAAATGGCAAATTGCCACTTGTCAAATAGTTTGCCATCTGGCAAATATCACTCCATCGAAACCCGTTCGATGGAGCGAAATCGTGAATCCCCTCACCAGCATCCAGGTCTTTGCCGGCCACGAACTGCCTCTGCCTGAGAAGGCCGAGTGGAGCGGCGCGCTGCGGCGGCTGCTTGCGCTCAACCGCGACATGGAGCCGGAAGACGTCGCCGCATTGAAGCGCGACCTGAAGGCGCGCGGCTTTCATCGCCTCGGCGGCGGCGCGGCGCAGGCCTTCACCATCGCCACGGCCGCGTTCGTCGAGAGCCAGCCGCGTCCGGTCGCCAAGACCGTGCCCGAGCGCATGGCCGAGACGATGATCGAGCTGGCGGCCAACGGCCGCATCGTCGATGCGCAGGCGCTCCGCCAGGCCGGGTTCACCAGCGCCGAGATCGAGAAGCACGGCATCGACGCCGCCGACCGCGCCACCGCGCACGCACGCGGCGAGCTTGCCGAGGCGGCCTGATCATGCGCTCGAATCTGAGGCAGGTGGGCGATCTCTCGCCACAGGCACATCCAAGGATCACACTGACGATCTGGTCAGGCGGTCGCATCGCGGAGCATTCGCTCTCGATTGACGGGGAAGGCTTCAGCGCTCGCGCCTACCTGTCCCGCGTCGACATGCTCAAGCTTCGCGATCTGATCGACAACGCGCTGTCGCCGGCGGCTGCATCTCCGATGGAGAAGGCCGATGCGTGACATGCGCGACCTGCTCGACCTAGCGCAGGACCTCGCGTCGCTGCTCACCGCCGCCGCTTTCGTGATCGGCGGCGCGCTCTTCCTCGCAGGGATTTCGTGATGCGCGAGCCCTGCCATCTCTGGCCCGAGTGCCATTGCGCCCAATGCGCCTGCGCCATGCACCCGGAACCGGCCGGCCGGCGCTTCATGGCCAGGATGATCGGCGCGCTTCTGATCGCCGCCATCCTCGGCATGGGTGCCATGTACCTGCTCGGAGTAAGCCCATGATCGTCTACAACGTCGGCCGCCACTGGTTCTCGAAGAAGGAACTCGCCGATACCTATCGCAAGGCGGTTCACCTGCCGCCGTCGGCGATAGAGAAGATCGAGGTCAGCGACCGCGATCAGCTCTGCGCGCTGCTGAATGCGTTGTGCGAGCCGCAGGTCTTCGGTGCGGCCGCAGCGGAGATCGTTCCCGCTCCCGTCCTCGATCGCGCCTACGTCGATCCCGGCTTCGACCTGATCGACGTAGTGCCGCTTTTCCTCCGCCGCGATCACGCCCGCCGCAACGGCTTGCCGGAGCCACTGCGATGATCTCGGCCCATTGCCAAATCTGCCACGGCCCGCGCGAGTTCGAGCACCTGCACGACACCGCCCACGGCCTGCCCGGCACGCACATGGCCGGCTCCGAGCGCTTCCAGTGCTCGACCTGCCGCACCGCTGTCCACGTCGACGACAATGGCGGCCGCTTCTTCTTCCAGCTCGACGGCGAGGACCATGTCGATGGCTGATCGCGCCTATCTGGAGCGGCTGACCCGCGAACTGAACGATCAGGGCAAACTGATCGAGGCCGGCTGGGTCGGGCTCCGCCTCGCCGCGATACCTCTCGACGCGCCAGCCGACCAGCTCGACGACACCCGCGCCGCATTCTTCGCCGGAGCGGCACACCTGTTCTCGTCGATCATGACCGTGCTCGACCCCGGCGACGAGCCCACCGAGCGCGACCTGAAACGTCTCACGCTCATCCAGACCGAGCTTGATGTCTTCATCAAGGATTGGTCGCTGCGCCACGGCATTGCCGAAGGGAGCGCCTGATGCAGATCGGCCGCATCGAAGGTTGCACGCGCGTGCTTGGCAAGAGCCAGGGCTACCTTGGCCTGCCGTTGCGCGACGTAATCATCAACGACACGGTCACGGGACCGGACACGCCCGCGATGGAAACGGCTTGGCTGCCCACGCCGAGGGAGATCGCCGCGATAGTCGCCGGCGCACCCGTCATCCTCCGCATCATCGGTACGTCGCACCCTCCGGTGATGCTCGACGTCGGCGAGGTACCCGGCAATGGCTGACAACACCGCGATCGAGTGGACCGATGCGACGTGGAATCCCGTCGTCGGCTGCAGTGCTCCCTGCCATGCCGAAATCTACCTCGACGTTCTGAAAACCGAGTGGCCGGAGCGCTGGAAGCGCCAGTACCCGCGCATCTGCGACGAAGTGAAACCCCTCAAGCAACGGAAAGATTAGAGCGATGCCTCGCAAGTCGAAGGCGGCCGTGAAGGCCGAAGCCGTGCCTGCCGAAAAGCCAGCCCCGATCATCGCCTACAAGGGCTTCGACGCCGACCTGAAATGCCAGGGCTTTCAGTACACGATTGGAGGCACATTCACCCACCCCGGCGAAGTTGTGTGTTGCCCCACTGCCAACGATATCGCCCGCGGGGCCGGCGGCTTCCACGCCTGCGAGCACCCGCTCAACGTCTTCCGCTATTATCCGCCGGCGACGAGCCGCTATGCGACGGTGGAGCTCGGCGGCGAGACGAAGCGCCAGGGGGACGACACGAAGATCGCCGCGGCCGAGATCACGATCAAGGCCGAGTTGCGCCTGCCCGAGCTGATTGCCGCCGCGATCAAATACGTCTTCGATCGCGTCACCTGGGTGAAGGGCGACTTTGCCACGGGCGCGCGCGAAGGCGCCAAGAACACCCGCGATCGAGGCGCTGCCACCGCATCGGGTGACCAGGGCGCTGCCACCGCATCGGGTACGAAGGGCGCTGCCACCGCATCGGGCACGTGGGGCGCTGCCACCGCATCGGGGGTCGGAGGCGCTGCCACCGCATCGGGCACGCGGGGCGCTGCCACCGCATCCGGCGAAGAGGGCGCTGCCACCGCATCGGGCACGTGGGGCGCTGCCACCGCATCGGGTGACCAGGGCGCTGCCACCGCATCCGGCTGGCAGGGCGCTGCCACCGCATCAGGCACGCGGGGCGCTGCCACCGCATCCGGCGAAGAGGGCGCTGCCACCGCATCGGGTGAGCGGGGCGCTGCCACCGCATCGGGTGAGCGGGGCGCTGCCACCGCATCGGGCACGTGGGGCGCTGCCACCGCATCGGGCACGCGGGGCGCTGCCACCGCATCGGGCACGTGGGGCGCTGCCACCGCATCCGGCGAAGAGGGCGCTGCCACCGCATCCGGCTGGCAGGGCGCTGCCACCGCATCGGGTACGCGGGGCGCTGCCACCGCATCCGGCTGGCAGGGCGCTGCCACCGCATCGGGCTACGGAGGCGCTGCCACCGCATCCGGCTGGCAGGGCGCTGCCACCGCATCGGGGGTCGGAGGCGCTGCCACCGCATCCGGAAAACATTCGACCGCGAGCGCGACCGGCGTCGAAGGCAAGGCGCGCGGCGAGGAAGGATCAGCCCTCTTCCTGGTCGAGCGCTCGCCCTATGAAGGCACGATCCGCAACGTCTGGTCGGGCATCGTCGGGCGCGCCGATATCAAGCCGATGGTCTGGTACCGCCTGGTCGACGGCAAGCCGGTCGAGGTGGAATGAAAAAGCCCCAGCAGAGCTGGGCGACAAGGCCCCTGCCACCGGTCACGGTCGCCGACCTTGAGCGGTGGCTGGACATGACGGCGCGCTACATGGTGAAGGCCGGCAAGCGCGCCGATCTTTATCTTCCGATCTGGCAGATGCTCGAGGAAGAGCTGGAGAAGCTGCGCGTCGCCGAGGCCGCGCTCGCCGCGGCGCGCGCCCGCCTCACACGATCGCCGGATCGAACGGCAGCATGATCTTCAACATCTGCTTGCGCCGCCAGGCGAGCCCGCCGCCGCTGCCGTAGCGCGGCCGGTCGAGCGCATGCCCCATCAGGATGCGCCGCAGTTCCTCGTCGACGTCGCCTTCCTTCATCCGATCTTCGTAAGAATGCCGGAAAGAATAGAGCGTGTGCGCTTTTGTCGGCAGCAGCGAATTCGCGCGCATGAACTTGTTGATGGCCGCAGAAAGCTGCGTCTCGCGGTCCCTGTACATCGGGAAACCTTTGGCTGCATGACGCTGCGCCGAGGCGAGCGCGACGCCGACCAGCGGCACCAGGCGCCTGGATGATTCCGTCTTGATCTCGCGCGGGTTTTCCGGGTCGAGCCGCGGCTCGATCGAGATGTGCGGCACCTTGTGCGACAGGCGGAACTGCACGGGATCGAGGTTGGCGATCTCGCTCGGCCGGGCGCCGCTTTCGATCATGATCAGCAGGATGCCGCGCGCCTCGTCGTTCATAGTCGCGAGCGCGCCTAGCTTCAGCACGCGATCCTTCACCCATTCGGCGGGAATCGTCGGCCGGGTGCGCTTGATCTTGATGGCGAAGCCAAAGCCGGCGAACGGATTCGGCCGATCCATCTCGCCCATGTGCCGGAAATACGCTTCGTAGAGCACGCGCAGATTGCCGATGTCGCGGTTGCCAGACGAGGCGGAGGCCGTCGCCGGCCCCTCCTGCGGCGCGATGCGCTTCAGCCAGTAGGTGTAGACGCGCCGGCCGTGGTCGGCATTGATGTCGCCCATCGCGAGATCGCCGTTGAGCTCGACGAACTTGTTGACCGCCCGCTGCTTCACCTTCCGCCACTGCCGGCGCTGCGGCACGCTCTTGGCGATCAGTTCCGGCGCGACGATCTCGTCGCAGTACATGGTGAAGGCCTGCGTGATCGTCGTGGCCGGCACGTCGACCATGCCGAGCAGAGCCGGATAGTCGACGTCGGGCGTGCTGCTCTCGTCGACCTGGCGCAGGCGCCGCTGCACCTCGACGAAGCCGGAACGGCGCAGCTCCTGCGAGGAATGGAAATGGAAGCCATAGGCCTCGACGCGCTTCACCGCCGCTTCGTAGCGCCGGCGGGCCGGATCCGTGACGCCGTCTTCGAGGAACGATCCCCAGAGCGCATCGTCGGCCGCCTCGAGCATGTCGCGCTTCTTGCGTGCAAGCACCAGGTCGTCGGTCTTGAGCGCGATGCGGATGATCGGCGCGCGGCTGTCGAGCGCGGCCACGGCCGTGGGCACGCGTCGCTTGTAGAAGTAATTGTCGCTGAAGAGCTTGGAGAGATACCGGTCGGGATCGTTGCGGGCGAGATTCCTGCCCAT